TGTAGTCGTAGATAGGAACAACAGTTGTTTGTAAATTTCTGAGTCTCTCTTGCTCTAGCTTCCTTGCGTCAAATCGAGGATCAAACACATTGTTGCCATACAGCATCTGGCTCCGAGTACCCTGCGACAAATCACCAAGCAGACCAGCGCCAAGCCCACCGCGCTCCATGGTGCGATTAACCATTGGCGTGATAGCACGTTCAGCGGCCATGCCAGTGCGTTCAGCTTGCGAGGCATAGGCTGCTCTAGGGATTGATGCCAGCGCCGCCACCTCGGGCAATATTGGCGGCAGCTTGCTTGCATCCAGCAGACCGCCAAGGCTTTGCAGCATCTGTGGTGCCACTTGGCCGCGAGGCTTATAGGTGTACTCCTGCATAAACCGGCTGGCCTCTTTCTCGGCAATACGGTTAGCCTCTCGCGTACCCAACTTACCGCTGGTGGCACCCTTGTACACGCCGTAAGGCATACCAAGCAAACCGGCCAGCGCACCGCTGCCAAGGGTTGCAGCAGTCTCTCCAGCGCCGGTTAGATAGTCTAGGTAGGTTGCCATGATTACTGTCCTTGCTGGAATGCGCCTGGTATTCTGCCTGCCGTAATGCCGGTCAAACTGTAAGGCACAGTCTTACCAGCAAAGCGCGAGAAGTCGTTCAATTTCTTTTGCAGCACTGCCATGGCGCTTTCATCAACCAATGCACGGCGTACAAGATTAGGGTCTTCAGATACAAGTATCTTCGCCACTTGATCACGCTGTGACTCTGTCATGTTCTTGTTCTGTTGTGAAGCAACCTTCTTGACGATATTTACAGCTGATGAAATCATTGTCACTGGATTAGCTGTCATCACATTGGCGATTTCTTCAGCAGAGATATTCATTCCGGTGCGAGCAGCCTGCAACAATGTTGGCGCAGTTGTAGAGCCGCCAAGAATGTAATTCTTTGAAGCCTGAGACTGAGCCGCAGTATTAATGCGTTGCAATATGCCAGCCAACTCGTCACCAGGATAAATAGTTCGCAAGATCAAACCTTCTTTGGAGTTCTCGTTAGCAAGGTTTGCCATCATTGATGTGCGCGTTCCTGTTGTCATGCGATTACGAATGGCATCCATAGTTCCTGCGCGGAATGCCGACAAGGCACCAGGCTTTTGAGATAACTCATCAACAAGTATTGAAACCTCATCAGCGGTCTTACCAAACACCTTGCGGCCATCATCAAATGCATCTTTTGCCGAACGTCTTACAGCAGCCTGCAAACGCGCATCAGCGAGTTTTTTAGATGACGTGTCTATTGCATCACGCAATGCTTGTTCAACCTCTTTAAGAGCGCCTCCGACACCACCTCTACCGCGATTAAATGCCTCATCTACTGATGTCTGAATGCCACGGCGAATGACTTCAGCATCCTCTAGATTTGGCGTGCGGTTAAAACTGATATCACCATTTTTGTCAAATGAGAAGAATGGTTTCTTGCCTGTCTGTGCAACATAAATGTCGTTAATGTCTTTTACTGCTGATGGTGAACGCTTGAGAGCATTAGTGACACTCTGCAATAAATCAGCATCAATTACACCGCCAGTTCCAAATGCATTTGTGTATGCCTCTGACTCAAGTTTTTTCAACTCCTTGTCATTGAGCTTGAATTGCTTTAAGACATTACCCTCTTGACCGGCAAGTGTCTTTTGCATATCTGTCAGCACTGAAGTGCGTAACTCTTCGGGACGGCGCGTCAGAGATGACATAAGTGTCGTTGCTGGTTTACCGCCTTGAGCATACAAACCACGCACGGCGGCGAGCAAGGTTGAATTCTCAGCCATGATCTCCCCGCGTGAAATGCGGTCAATAAGTTCATCTGTGGTTAGTCCAGTGTCACCCGCCAAACGCTGTAATTCAGTTTCAACTACCTTTGCACCACGTCCACCGGTAAGCCTACGCGCAAAGTCCATGACGCTGTTAGTCAGCATACCGCCGCCAGTAATGAGTGTCTTTACAGCTGGTGCAACAATAGCGCCTGTGGTAACGCCACCAGGCACTCTTGATACCCTATCGTAAATATCTCCCTCCCCAGATAAGAACCCTGTTGTGCCTCCATATAAACCGCCAATAGCAGATGTTGCAGCTAATCCCCTAATAACAGGTGCAAGTGACATTGCCGCTTGAGGTACGGTTGCTGGAGCAGCTGTGCCACCAGTACCTAAAGTAACTGCGGCAGTTGGAAGTATTCCACCCAAAGCCTCATATCCAAGTGATTCAAATGGACGTTCTTTTTGATATGCCTTTGTCTTTGATCTAATGTCAGCCAATGCCGATTCATAATTCTCACCGGTCATGGAGCGCAGATAAGCCTCTGCCTCATCAGCACCTGTAAATGTTGCACCCTGCGCCATTGATCTCAAACGCTGAGTTGGTGCCGGAGGTTGTACAACGACAGGTATTGGCGCAACTTGCGGTGCAGGCTGTTGCATTGGAAGTCCACCGGCAACTTGTTTCAAAGCCTCCAGTTTTTCCATTGATAGCTTTGAAAAGTCACCCTTTTGGATAGACTCTAACTCGTCATAACTAAATTGACTCAGGTCATCGCTCATCGTCTTCCTCCAGCAGCTTTACGCTTATCAATTTCTTGTTGTACCGCATTTTGGAATTGATTTGGAGCTTGTGCGCCATATGGTTGTACTTCATACATTGGGGCAATCTGTGCCAACGATGGAATTGCTGTTGTCGCTCTATTCAATAAATCTTGATGCGATGAAAGTCTTGCCCTTGCAGATCGTTGAGCTGCCATAAGACCTTGTTGCAACTCTCCTGCTGTTAGGCTTTGATCTCCACCAGCAGCGCGGCGCAGAATTGCTCGCTCACCTTCAGTTAATGCACCTTGTCCACGCATTTGAGATGCTGCATCAAGTTCTTGCTGTGCAAGTCCTTGCACAACAGTAGAGGTATTCCTAAGAATTTGATCGGCATTAGCTCCACCAATATTCAACTGTTTGCCAATTCTTAACAAGGTTGTTCTTGTATCTGCTGCTGGGCCGACAATTGCTGTATCAAGTGCAGGCAATATACGATCAATATTTGAAAGCGTTGCATTTGCAGATTGCGCCATCATGCGAGAGTCATCAAGGTTTTTCATTGCCTGTGTATAGGCAAGTTCAGTACCTTTTTTCTCTGAGGTTTGAGTCACATTTGTTGCACCTGATCTGCGAATTGCCATGATGTTTTCCATGGTGACAGGCATTCCTGCCGCCTCCAATAATCTAACTTCAGTTGGCGATGCCTCTGGCTTATCCAACTGGCGCAGATTCTCAAGAGTGATAGGCAAATTCAATGCCTTCAAATACTTAATCTTTTCTGGATCAGCCTCTGGCTTTTCAAGTAGGCGCAGATTCTCCAGCGTAGGTTTCATTCCAAGTTCAGCCAACAGCTTGGCTTTCTCTGTTGGTTGAGTCAGTTTCAGCATCTCAGGAATACCCTTTTCTGCCGGCAATGCAGCCAACATGGCGCGTTGCATTGGTGTCAATACTGATGCGCCACCAGTTGCAGTGCCATCAGACGGCATCGGCTGGCCGATCATTGCAGCACGTTCAACGGTTGGGCCAACTTGCATACCTGGCACTGACAAAGCCTGCTGTGGCGTGATCTCAGTACCAGCGGTAGGCTGACCCATCAAGAAGTTTTGATAGGACTCTTGTGCCGCCTGCGCTCTCTTAGCCTCATCCAGTTTCTGTCTTGCCATCAGCTGCTGAATAGCATTCTGCTGTGCGCCTTGATAACCGGCAGTGCCAGCTTGCAACGCGCTGCCCAATGCCTGACCTAGCGAAATGGGTTGTGCGCTTCTCCCGCTGGATTGAAGTAATGCGGCGGCTGCTTGCAGCATTCCTTGTTGTTGTATTTGCTTCTTTTGATCTTCACTCAGATAATCGTCAAAAACAGAGCCTCCACCACCAAACAATAAACCGCCCGTATTGTTTCCATATCCAGTAACTATAGGAAGTGGTATCTCGCGTCCAGCAACACCAGTTTCAGTATTCAAATTAACAGCCATTTTTCACCTCATCCTAAAAGTCCAATAACACCGCCAATTCCTGCCCCGACAGGGCCGCCAAGTTGATAACCAGCAGCAGCACCACCCAATGCTCCAGCAGCAGCATTTCTGTAATATGGCGTCTGAGTCTGTTGACCTAAATTCGGCAAACTCAAACTCAAACCGCCCTGTGCGATCTGCAACTGTTGCAAAGCCTGATTGCGAGCAGCATCCAACTGCGCTTGCTCTAATTGCTGACGCGCACCACCTAAACCCATTGCAGTCTGAGCGCCTTGCAAATTCATCCCGCGTGCAGCCTGCGCCAGCTGTGCAGACTGCAAATAACCTTGTTGGCGCATTTGAGCAGCAGCCTTAGCCGCAGTCTGTAATGCACCTTGGTTTGTCAAAGCGGATTGCACCCCATAGCGCGAACCACCAAATGCTTTGGCGGCTGTGGCTTGCTGTGCATCACGCATAACTTGCATCTGCCTTGCTTGCTCAATGTCGCCAAGCGTGCCTTGGATAACTTGTTGCTCGTATGGGTTTTGGAATTCTTGAATGCTTTGTGCATTGAAAGGAGTCAGTCCAATGTTGTACGCAGCTTCTTCGCCAGCTGTATACATAGGATTAAATCCAGCGAATTGCTGTCTTGGCAATTCTGCTGCCACACTTCTAGCTTGATCAAGATTCTGCAAATATGCACTCTTTAATTCAGGATCAATACTTGTACTGCTTGTACTTGTTCCACCTTTGCTCATATCTTTACTCCTTAAACCGTTTCGCCGTTTTCACGGATAAATTTTGTTTCTGTTCCCAATGTATCAAACAACTTCATCCAAAATCTTTCAAGTGGTTTGAATATCCAGCCCCATTTGTTCTCACCGTAATACCACTTGGCATAACAGACAGCAGGATCAGCAAAAGTCTTAACAACAAAAAAGCTAAACAACTTCGATTTACGCATCAGTGGAATAAAAACTTCAGCTAACTTATAGTAACCACGTTTATTTTTTTCTGTGACTTTTTCATCGCGGTATCGGCGCACAACTCTATCCATAGTTCCATCGCCATAGCGTGCTTCCAGCATGATGAAACAGCAACCGCCGCCACCGCCGCCGCCACCGCCACCGCTAGATGATGAAGTACTCTGACCAGAACTAGGCCCAGCGGTCATACCAGTACTTAGACCGCCCAGAGATGCGCCAGATGAAACACTGGTTGATCCAGCCGTTGTAGCGCCAGAACCTATGCCTATTCCAGTACCACCGCCGCCACCGCCGCTAGAAGATGTACTAGGGCTACCCAGAAGACCTAAAGGAGTTCCTGTCACTGTACTTTGACTTACTGGTGATGTAACAGCACCTAAATTACCTACAGGAACTCTAGTTGTTTCACCTTGACTTACTGGCGATGTACTAGGACTACCCAAAAGACCTAAAGGAACTCCAATTGCTTCACCTTGACTTACTGGTGATGTAACAGCACCTAAATTACCTACAGGAGTTCCTGTCACTGTACCTTGACTTACTGGCGATGTAACAGCATCAGTTGAAGTAGGACTAGTGGTTGCAGGAGGAAGCGCAGTACCTGTTGCTGTACCTTGAGTTACTGGCGATGTAACGGCTGTCTCTGCTGCATTATTATTTACGATATCTTGATATATTTTAACTAAATTAGGAGCCAATATTGCATTTATGATTTCTGCATTTTTTGATTGGAATGCAGCAAGTTCTGCTGGTGTCATGGCATCAAAGAATGCATTTATTCTTGCTTGTTCAGATGGATTTCTAGGACCGCCGCGAACATCAGTGATGTTGCTTAATTTAGACAACAAATCCTCAACACTACGCTGACGAAAAATGCCTGGTCGATAACCGCCAGAAGTTTCAAGCAAAGAATTTAATTGCTGATTACTTGTTGCCTGATAAGCCTTCATCTGCTCCATAGCTTTTTGATATGGAGTTAAACCAGTTTCAAGCAGACCACCACGAAATTCTGGGGCTGGCAATGATGTCCAGCTTTTGCTTGCTAAATAATCTTCATAAGCCATTTACAAGTCCTTGCACAGAATGAACCATTTTGGTTCGTATCCCTCGTCCTTTAAAAATGTTCTCTCCCAGCCTTTACGGCCAGCTAGAGACACTCGGCTGCAACCTATGCTCTTACCCCATTGCTCGATCAAAGGTCGCATCAATCGGAGTTCATCTAGGTCGCCGCCAGCGAGGAAATAGTGCAAGTCCTTCAACTGCGGGTAGACAATGATCTCAGTCACTACTGCTGAATATTTACCAGGCCAGAGTTGAAACTGACCTCGCTTGATACCTTCAGCAATATCCTCAATTTTGTGAGTACCGCCAGAGTATTCTAAGGCCGCAGCCACATGATGGCGCAACCTTTCAAAATCCTCCTCGTCACTCAACGCTTACCCATTGTTACAACATCAAATCTATTAACGCCCACACGCCAATCTTCCAGCACTAATCCGGTGTACTTAACCTTCACCTGACGGCCAGAAAACCGGACATCAGTTGGCTGTGCAGCTGGATACGGCCCATGAGTCGTTTCAGTTGATGTCGGATACATCCGAGACTTGAAACTAATCTGCACCTCACCCAGCGTCTGCTCATCGGGTATTACTTGACGCACTGACATGATGTTTTCACCAACGCCAATCTCGTATGGTCCAGATTCAGCATAGACAGAGCCGCCGTCATAGGCAAAGCCCACCTCATGCTCGTAGATAAAGCCTGATGCATCCACCATGATGGGATTGTTAAATACGCCTCGATCAGTGCCAGCAGTGCGCCCCATTACGCCAATATTCCAATGATTCTCGCGGTAGTTGTAGGTGACATAGGAGTCAACCTCATTGCTGGCGTTGGATGGGTAGAACCACCAGACTTCACCATACTTGCTGTTGTGGACAGCGTAAACCTTACTAGCCTGGTTGTAGTTCAGATTCTGAAAGACATAGTCCGAGACATCGCACTTCAAAGGCTTAACGTAGCCGTCAAATATCCAGAAGCCTGATTGACTCATCCATAACGCGGTGCTGTCTATGGCCGCCACAGCTTGCGCTGAGATGACTCCGCATCCTGATGCCACGCGCTCAAAGACGTAGACATAGGGTTGACCGACATAGTTAGCGGTATGCACGTCAACGTCAGTGAACAGCAGATTGATGCCCCTGACGCGCTTTCCGCATTTCAGTGTGCCACTGCTGCTGATCTCAAAGTCGCCAGCTTGATTGGTGGCTGCCGCCGTCCATGTCGTATTGTCTTCCTGATCTGACCACTTCACCAGACGCGGGTTGCTGGAGGCACCCAAAGCAAACAGAAAGCGTTCAGCGGTGGAGAGCAAGGCAGAGCAGCCGGTTGGTGCGTTGGTGATCACAGCGGCCAGCGTAGGCGTTGTGAATCCAAGCTGCCACTCGTACAGCTTGCCATCAGCATCTGAGCAGCCGACAAGGTACTCACCCCATGTGTCTAGACTCCAAGTGGTCGCCGGATCAATTTCACCGGTATCTGGACGCGAAACACCATAAGCAAATGAACCATAGAAGTTGTATCCATAGCCTGTTTTATTTGTTGCGTCAGTACGTCCAGCGGTGAATCCTGTAGGTGTAACCTCTTTCAGGACAGCGTTTTCACTCATGACGTACAGCTTTGTGCTTGTACCCATGGCGATGTATCGCTCGCCAGCATTTGTCTTCCAAGTCAAAAGTCCACGGCATTTACCGGTCATGGCTGTCTCTGACTTCTTGCGCCAGCCGCCAATGGGACGCAAAGTGTTTTCGTACCAGCGCACAAGGTTTGCGTCAAACCATCTACCGGCAGACTGATACTCAGTGCCGTTGCGGTAAACGCCTGGTGGAATTTTTAAGGGTATGAGTGCCATGGCTTGATTATGCGGTTTCTGTTGACAGATTGGACACGAATGTGAGAGTGGCAATGACTGACGGCACTGCCGGTCTGGTCGGTGAACTGCTGGCCGCATAGTGTTCAATCTGCACGCCAACATCTGTTGGCCGCCACATGATCTCCACATAGTCATTGGCCGCCAGACTTACAAAGAAGTTCAGTGTGGCAACAATGTGGAATGGGTCGCCAGGGGATTTCCTTG